ACCTGCCATGGCTAGACTTTTATTGCAGGCACAGTACGGCGATTCAGCCCTGGTCACCAACGTGTACAAAATCTCCTGACAGCTAAATACAACACCATGTTCTTTGAAGAATTTACCGATTCCATAATTCCTGAACGGCGTCAAACGCAACAGGAACCTGAGCCCAAGGCAGGATATTCTGATCCTGAACTGGCTCGTACCCTGGATCGTGTTTCTGCCCGCTATCCTTACTACAAGCGTGGTCCCGAAGGCTTCATGAAGTTTGCCCAACGTGCTCTCATGCACAGCGAAGAAACTGATCAAGAACACTCGGCTCGAATTGCTGAACTCAGCAGAGAAATTGAGCAACTGAAACAAACTATCGCTCGACTAAACTCACATTGATCTCAAACTATCTGTTGCTAAATATAACATGCAAACAGAATTTGTTATTGCCAAGTGTGACATTTACTGCCAGTGGACTGGCCCATACCCCGTATACCGCTGTTATGTGAACGACGAGCTGTTCTCAGAACGCACCTGGATCTGGAACGATGTGTACCTGGAAGAAAGTTTACAAATACAAGCAGAACCTGGCAAGTACTCTGTGCGAGTAGAATTGCTGGACACCCAACATGCCACAATCAAAATACGCAATCTGCGTGTGGACACAGGCCCTGGCATGATGACACCTGACGGTCGAGTGCATATCTACACTCCGGAGAAGCCCAATGAGAGCACATGAAATAATGGAAACAGCATCAGCTGGCGCCACCTCCGCAGGATCAATAGCAGTGGCAGTGCAGCCCATGGGTATGATATCAAGAAACGGCGGAAGTTTGTTGTCAGGTAAATATACTACGGATCCAACCCCCAATACTCCGAAAGAATACAAAAGGAACAAAAATGCTCGCGGACAGTTTAAAAATACTCCTGGCAACTGAATATGCTTTCGTAATCAAGGCGCAACAGTTTCACTGGAATGTGGAAGGCTCGGACTTCAGCCAACTGCACAAGTTCTTTGGCAAAATTTACGACGAAGTTTACAGCAACTCCATTGATTCAACTGCTGAGTTAATACGTGTGCTTGACGAATACACTCCCGGCAGCTTTGAGCGTTTTCAAGGCCTGAGCCTGGTTTCAGGACAGACCAAGATTCCACGTGCACGACTCATGATCGAAGAGTTGTATGCTGACACACAGATTGTGATAGATCTTCTCAACCAATGCTTTGCTGCTGCTGAACAAGAAAATCAGCAAGGTGTAGCAGACTTCATTGCAGGACGTATTGATGCCATGGGCAAACACAGTTGGATGCTGAGAAGTTTCCTGAAAGATCAGCGAGCATGAGCAACGACATCAAAAATATCCTGGACCGGCTGGTAGCAGTAGAAGCCAAAATAACTCCGGCCATGCCGCGAATGCCTGGACTGAACTCACAGCAAAAGTCAGTGGGGCAGTTGCCTGCACTGTTTAAACCACGGGACGTTTCTCCTGTGCTGGGCAAAAAAACTGACCCAAAGAATCCCCTGGCTGGTAAACTGGTAGGGGATTCAACAGAGCCTCGTCAGCCACGCCTGGCCGAGACCATGCAAGAAATTGAAGAAGACATGTTGGGCAAAGTCAAACGACAGTTTGTGGATTATCTTGAGCGTTTAGAAGACCGGTCCAAGATTGATCGAGAATTAGTTAGCAAAGCCAAGCAAGAACTAGGCATGAGCGATACCGACGAAGATGTTGCCGAAGATGATTTCCAAGATACCGAAGTAGCACATGACATTGATCAAACTGTGCTAAGTCAAGCAGTGGCAGCAGAGCAACCAGTTAAAACAGTGGCCATGGAAGATGGTGCTGTTTTGGAAATCTACGGCGACCAAGGACGAGGATTTGAAATACGTCGTGGGGGTCGTAGTATGGCCACTCGATTCCCCAATATTGATCATGCTGACATGGCTGTGAGACTGTTTCAACAACGCCGCAAGAAACAAGACCTTTCACAAGACTATGTCGACGAGGCCTAACATGTTGGTTGATGATCTTTTTGAATCCGTCATACACGTGCCAGCAGCACCTGCTGCTCCTCGGACATATTGAACATCCTTAGGACCGCACTAGTTGCGTGATGTAGGCGGCTTCTGCCTTGGAGAAACAATTCGCTACTGCGTATCCAAAAAGAGCAATAACACTTTGACATCTCCTATTGTATCAGTTATACTAGCTGAATACTTTAGGAGATTCTCATGGAAAACAAAACATTCAACGGCGACCAGAAAATTAAACTCACCCAGATTATCAATGAAGGCATGCAGGTCATGCACGAGATTGATACCCTGCAGGGCGGCCTCACTGACACAGTGAAAGCCATTGCAGAGGAACTGGAAATCAAACCAGCTGTGTTGAAAAAGGCAATTCGTATGGCACACAAGGCCAGCTTTGGGCAAGAGCAGCAGGATCACGAACTGCTGGAAACAATTCTCACCACAGTGGGCAAAACATTGTAATCAATGATTGATATTTTTCCAATTAAACAATTTCAGGGACAATACTGCTTGTCACCATTTGTTATGATTGAGGTCACACTCAATGGTGATGTAAGAATGTGCGGATGCGGCGCCTGGATGCCGACCACAATTGGAAATTTAAAAAAAACTACATTAAAAGAAATGTTAAGGTCTAATTTGGCACAAAAAATTAGACAAAGTATTATTGATGGATCATATGTTTATTGCAATGAAAAGTTGTGTGGGGTAATTACCAACCACAGTTTAAACACAATTGACACAGTACCTTCAAACATAAAAGCACTGTTCAATGACTCATCAACATTTGAAATGCCAACCCATATCAGTTTTCAAGGAGACGAAACTTGTAATTTAAGTTGTCCAAGTTGCCGTACCCACATTAAAAAAACTCCAGCGGAGCAACAGCAACAACAACTCCTTGTGGGAGAAATTGTGTGTAATAATTTGTTTTCTGAAGCAACTGATCAAAAAATAAAATTAGAAGTTAGTGGCACAGGAGAAGTTTTTGCTAGTCCTATGTTAATGACTTTTATAAATTCTATCGATCGTTCTAAGTTTCCAAATTTAGAATTAGACATTGGAACAAATGGATTGATGTGTGAACAGAACTGGCATCGTCTAGGAGACATGCAAGCATCTGTGAAAAAAATAACTGTAAGCATTGATGCCTCGCAAGCTAACACATACGAAAAAATACGACGCGGCGGAAAGTGGGAACAACTGTTAAAGTCAATGAAATTTTTACAGAATAAAAAACACCATCAAGGTATTGCCTTGCATACCAGAATAATTGTGCAACAACAAAATTATCGTGAAATTGAATCATTTTATCAAATGTGTCAACAATTTGATGTGGATATAGTAGAATATTCAAGAGTAACGAACTGGGGAACCTGGTCACACAAAGAATTTCAATTTCATGATGTGTTTAATCCTGAGCACCCTGAGTTTGAAACAGCACAACTAGAAATTGCCAAAGTCAAACAATTGTCAGGCACATGGTTTGCAGGACTATAAATATATACGAGTCGCTCACGATACGAGCATGAATCACGGCCCACCGGCCATAAACGGAGAAGAATGAGTTATATTGATGCACTATTTGATCGTGCCCACGATCGCATTCACGTGGTAGAACGCCGCAATGGCAATCGTGTCTACAAGGAATATCCAGCAAATTTTGTGTTTTACTATGATGACCCCAGAGGCAAACATCGCAGCATCTATAACACACCGGTGTCAAGATTCAGCACCAGGAACAACAAAGAGTTTCGCAAAGAAGTCAGCATGCATTCCAGCAAGCAATTGTACGAAAGCGATATCAACCCAATCTTTCGTTGCTTAGAAGACAACTACAAAGGGCAAGATGCCCCGGAACTGCACACAGCCTTTTTTGACATTGAAGTAGACTTCAACAAGGATCGTGGATTCTCACCAGTTGACGATCCATTCAACCCCATCACTGCTATTTCAGTGTACCTGAACTGGCTGGATCAAATGGTCACCATGGCTGTGCCACCCAAGCACATGAGCATGGCCACGGCACAAGAACTGGTTGCTGATTTTGACAACACATTCTTGTTTGAAGACGAGCGTGACATGATCAAGATGTTCCTGGACCTGATCGACGATGCAGACGTGTTGAGTGGCTGGAACTCAGAAGGCTATGATATACCCTACACCATCAACAGAACCATTCGAGTGCTCAGCAAGGATGACACTCGCAAATTCTGTCTCTGGGGGCAACATCCCAAAAAGCGCATGTTTGAACGCTTTGGTGCTGAACAAGAAACCTATGACCTGGTGGGGCGAGTGCACATGGACTATATGCAATTGTATCGCAAGTACACCTATGAAGAACGTCACAGCTACAGTCTGGATGCCATTGCTGAATACGAGCTAGGTGAACACAAGACACAGTTTGAAGGCACCCTGGATCAACTATACAATCAGCACTTCAAAAAGTTTATTGAATACAACCGCCAAGATACTGCACTCTTGGACAAACTGGACAAGAAACTGCGCTTTCTGGAACTGGCCAATGAACTGGCACATGCCAACACTGTGCTACTACAAACCACAATGGGTGCTGTGGCAGTGACCGAACAGGCCATTATTGTGGAAGCACACGAACGTGGATTTGTTGTGCCCAATCGCAAGCAACGCAACGACACGGAAGACAATCAAGCAGCTGGTGCCTATGTTGCATATCCCAAAAAAGGCCTACATGAATGGGTGGGGTCTGTTGACATCAACAGCTTGTATCCCTCGGCCATTCGAGCACAGAACATGGGTCCAGAAACCATTGTGGGACAGTTGCGGCAGACCATGACTGACCATTACATTCGAGAAAAGATGGCCAAGAACGGGGGCAAGTTTGCAGATGCCTGGGAGGGCTTGTTTGGCAGTCTTGAATACACCGCTGTGATGAACACGGAGATTGGTACTGAAATCACCATTGACTGGCAAGACGGCTCAGAAAGCACACACTCGGCCGCAGAGATTTGGAAACTGATCTTTGACAGCCACCAGCCCTGGATCTTGACTGCCAATGGCACCATTATTACCTATGAGAAAAAAGGTATCATTCCCGGCTTGCTGGAACGTTGGTATAGTGAACGCAAGGAAATGCAGGCCAAGAAAAAAGCGGCAACAGATCCCAAGGACATTGCGTTCTGGGACAAGCGTCAGTTAGTCAAGAAGATCAACTTGAACAGCTTGTACGGTGCTATTTTGAATCCTGGTTGCAGATTCTTTGACAAGCGTATTGGGCAGTCGACTACACTGACAGGTCGTGCAATTGCTCGACACATGGATGCCTACATCAACGAGTGCATCACTGGCAAGTATGATCACGTGGGTGAAGCAGTTATCTACGGTGACACAGACTCGTGTTATTTCAGTGCGTGGTCCGTGTTGAAAAACGAAGTGGCGCAAGGTCGCATGGAGTGGAGCAAGGAAACTTGCATTGCCTTGTACGACTCAATTGCAGATCAAGTGAATGATTCGTTTCCAGGCTTTATGGAACAGGCATTTCATTGTCCACGAGACATGGGTGAACTGATCAAGTGTGGTCGTGAGATGGTGGCAGACCGCAGTTTGTTTATTACCAAGAAACGTTATGCTGTGAACATCATTGATCTTGAAGGCAAACGACTGGATGTGGGCGGCAAGATTGGCAAAACCAAGGCCACGGGCCTGGATCTGAAGCGCAGTGATACTCCCAAGGTTATTCAAGAGTTCTTGTTAGAGATTTTAAACAAGATACTAAGTGGTACACAACGTGACGACGTGATTGAACATATTCGCAAGTTCAAGTATGAATTCATGGAGCGGCCTGGCTGGGAGAAAGGCAGTCCCAAGCGTGTGAACAACTTGACCAAGTATGGTGCAGCCGAGGTAGCACAAGGTCGAGCCAACATGCCTGGCCATGTTAGAGCAGCACTAAACTGGAACAACATGCGACGAATGAACGGCGACAACTACAGCATGCAGATTGTGGACGGCATGAAGACCATTGTGTGCAAGCTCAAGAGCAATGCGCTGGGTTGGACTTCAATTGGATATCCCACAGATGAACAACGCTTGCCCACTTGGTTTACAGAACTACCATTTGACAACAGCCTGATGGAAGCCACTGTTGTGGATCAAAAGATTGACAACTTGCTGGGCGTACTGGAATGGGATCTAGTAGCTGCAACCAATACTGAAAATACATTCACAAATTTATTTGATTTCTCATGAAACTGAGTGAAATAGTAGCATATTTGAATTTGCTGGACGCCCTGCAGGTACACGAAGAAGCCAGCGAAGCCACACGTAAACTGGCCGCTGTGTTGCATGTGGTAACAAATCATGCTGTGCAGGTCAACACTTGCAGTCAAGATCTTGAACAAGACTTTGCAGCAGTAAAAATTGCGCTTGGTAATTTTGATGCTACCTTGACTCAAATAAAGCAACGTCTGACCCAACTGCTGCACGAACAAGAACCCTTGTACTTGGCTGAAAGTTTTAGACTTTTTGATCAGGAGATGCGACACGATAGTGTGCCCTATACGTTGAGTCGTCGCCTTGCAATTGATGCAGAATCAGACACTGCTTTAAGATTTCGATTGAAAAATTTAACTGACTGGCGATATCCCGGCATGATTATTGGTCCAGGTACAGAAACTTTTATTGAAGATCTAGTGCCACTGGATCCACTGTATGTTGTGGACCAACAGCCGGATTTGATAGCGCCATCTGTGCAAAAGTTTACTGTGGAATATCAGCGAAGATTACGTCAGTATGTGGTAAACGATCATGTGCCGCAGCCAATCTTGAATCAGCTGCCCAACAGTCAGTTTGGCTTGATATTTGCCTACAACTACTTCAACTATCGCCCCATGGAAGTAATTTGCCGATATCTACAAGAAATTGCTGCCAAACTTAGACCTGGCGGCACGTTTATCATGACCTACAACAACTGCGATCGAGCACACGGCGTTGGTTTAGCCGAAAGATCATGGATGTGCTACACTCCCCAACGTCTGATAGTGGCCGCTGCTAAATCTTACGGACTTGAACTAGTCAGCGCTCATGACGCCCCCGGGGATGTCAGCTGGTTAGAATTTGTTCAATCAGGCGATCTAGAAACTCTGCGAGGCGGACAAAGCCTTGCCAAAATAATTGCTATCCCGCAATAAATCCTATATACTAACACACAAGGAGAATTTTATGAAAGACTGTCTTAAAGACTTGGTAGAACACACATTTGATCTAGGCTGTATTGACCTGGTCAAGATCACCGGCACAGATGCCGACACTGAGATTTCGGCTCTGGCTGAAGATTTGAGTGTCGTGGTTCAAGCAAAGTTTCACAACCCCGTGGCTGACTTTGTGGGCACATTTGGCATGCCCAATCTAGGCAAACTCAAGACCTTGCTAAACCTACAAGAGTATCGTGAAGATGCCAAACTCAGTATCACTCGCAGAGCCGGTGGCGAACCTGATGGCATCAACTTTGAAAACAAAGCAGGCGACTTTAAAAACAACTATCGTTTCATGGCCGAAGGCATTGTAAACGAAAAGCTCAAGACTGCCAAGTTTCGTGGTGCCAACTGGCACATTGAATTTGAACCAACCAATGCTGCTATCCAGCGACTCAAGTGGCAAATGAGTGCCAACGTGGAAGAACCCAATTTCCAGGCCAAGACCGAAAACGGCGATCTCAAGTTTTTCTTTGGCGATCACTCTACCCATGCTGGTAACTTTGTGTTCCATGCAGGAGTTACT